GACAAAGAGAAAGAATATATTAAACAGTCCCTAGAAGAACGACAGAAGTTGGCTAAATTGTCCGAAAGCCAAGACAAAGTAGAACAAGACGGATTTTTAATAAACAAAAAACTACTTATTAGAGATACAAATCGCTCGTGCCCTGTTTGTAATAAATATTCATTTGATGCGCGCAACGAATTGTATATGAATAAGTTTGAATGTTGCTGGAAATGCTANATTCAATGGATAGAAGACCGGGAAGAACGATGGCTGTCTGGATGGCGGCCTGCAAAGGAGAGTTAATCAATGGCTACGACACTAGAAATTATTCAAGGAATCGCCCAAGCGGCCGCTAATGCATATGATGGTTCNCATGATGAGTCGATAAATGCAGACGGCCGNGCGCGCAAGGTCGGCTTGAAGCGAGAAGAGGGAGANCTTATTCAAGATAGACGTATCACCGACGGATTTAAGGTACGATTTAGTGGCCCTATTTTAACTATCTTGTANCAATCTGAGGTTCGCCTTAAAGAGGTAGCCCAAAAGGGNTTTGAAGATGAAGTGGNGAGCATGATAAATGATATTGCCTCATTCCTTAAAAAGGAATATAAGATTATCACCAAAGACAGTTTAACACTGACGAAGGTTGGAGAACCCTCCATCCTGGTTCAAAAGATATCTAACTTCCGCACTGATGTTTGTGCCACTTGTGATTATAAAATTGGTGGCATCGGCGATGTGGAAGAGGTCAAGGTGGGGACCGACAAGGAGCGCCTGGACCAAGCAATTAAAAGCTGGCTCTCACAGGGCCCCGCTAACAAGAGACCCCGCAACGACACCCGCAAAGGTAAGTAAACGGGTGTTATGGGATATCAGCTTACTAAGCAGGAGATTCTGAAAGAGGTAATAAAGTCTGGGAAAGATCCAGTACATTTTATCACCAGCTATTGTAAAATCTCTCACCCTCAACGAGGGCAAATCCCATTTAAAACCTATGATTTTCAGGATGATCTTCTAAGAGATTTTACTGATTACCGATTTAATGTCGTTTTAAAAGCACGCCAGCTAGGCATTTCTACTATTACAGCCGCTTACACTGTATGGCTGATGCTCTTCCATCGCGATAAAAACATTTTAGTTGTAGCTACGAAGCTTCAAACAGCTACCAACCTCGTCCGCAAAGTTAAAAAGATTATGAAGCAGCTTCCTCCGTGGATGAGGATCTCAGAAATTCATATTGATAACCGGACCTCGTTTGAACTGACTAACGGATCACAGATTAAAGCCTCCTCCACCTCATCAGACGCCGGCCGTTCCGAAGCGTTATCGCTTCTGGTAATTGACGAGGCNGCTCANGTTGAAGCACTTGACGAGNTATGGACTGCGCTGTATCCTACACTATCAACGGGCGGTCGTTGCATAGCTCTCTCTACACCTAACGGTGTTGGTAACTGGTTCCACAAAACGTGTGTGGAGGCAGAAGCAGGAACGAACGCATTTAACATGACCACTCTAATGTGGGACGTTCATCCGGACCGCGATCAACTATGGTTTGAAAAAGAAACCCAGAATATGTCAACGCGACAGATTGCACAAGAGCTTGAATGTAACTTCAATGTGTCAGGCGAGACAGTAGTTCATCCCGACGACATTATACATTATCTGGAAAATACGGTGGAGCCCAAGTATCGGAGTGGTTTTGATCGTAACTACTGGATTTGGGAAGAATATCAGGAAGGTGGTTCCTATTTGCTAGCAGCCGACATTGCTCGGGGAGATGGTCAAGATAACTCAGCATTTCATGTTTTCAAACTAGACACCTTAGAAATAGTAGCAGAGTATATTGGAAAACCAAACCCGGATGATTATGCCGACATGCTTTATGATGCCGGGAAGGAATACGGCACGTGCATGATAGTTGCTGAAAACAACAACATAGGATTTGCTGTGCTTAATAAATTAAAGGATAAGGGTTATAATAATGTTTATCACTCTACCAAGTCCTCTCACGCATATGTCGACCCGATTCAAGCTCAATGGATGGCTAATGTGGTGCCCGGATTCACAACCTCTTCGAAAACTAGACCTTTGGTCATCGCTAAGATGGAAGAGTTTATGAGGAACAAATTAATTAAGATTAATTCTAATCGATTGTTATCAGAAATGAAGACGTTTATTTGGCACAATGGCCGCGCTCAGGCTATGAGATCATATAATGATGATTTGGTGATGTCCTTTGCAATAGGCTGTTGGGTGAGAGATACAGTTTTAGTGGAGAACCAAAAATTGTCAGAATATAATAAGAANGCTATTCTTTCTATTTCTACCTCTAATCGCACGTTGAGCACCACTATACCGGGGATGCTAGGGCACAAGAAACACACAGAAGATAGCAGAGTTAAAGAAGCCATAAAGTTCAATGAGCAGTACGCGGCGATTATTAAAGGATAGATAGATGCCCACCAAAAAACAGACAGACCATAAGAATAACCCTAGAAACCCGGCGTCGCCGCTTTTCAAGAGATTAACTCGACTCTTCTCAGGGCCCCTGATTAACTACCGCGCACAATTTACGCGGGAGGAGAGACGATCAGCCTTAGACAAATACCAGTATCGATTCAAAAGCGCAAGCGGCCAGCAGTTTAAGCGTTCGTCCGACAATCTATCTCGTAACTATAACATGATGACGTCCGCTGCGATGCGGAACCAGAACCGTAACGAGCGCTACATTGATTTTGATCAAATGGAATATATGCCCGAGATTGCGTCAGCCATGGATATTTATGCGGATGAGATGACGACTTCAAATGAGTTTAATAAACTGATGAAGGTAGATTGTCGCAACGATGAGATCAAGATTATTTTGGATGCTTTGTTTTATGACGTTCTAAACATAGAATTCAATGCATTTGGCTGGGCCCGTACCATGTGTAAGTATGGGGATTTCTTTTTATACCTAGACATCGATGAGGTGCTTGGAGTTAAAAGTGTAATTGGGTTGCCATCCGGAGAAGTTGAGAGGATGGAAGGTCAAGACCCAACCAATCCTAATTATGTTCAGTATCAATGGAACTCAGCGAACATGACGTTTGAAAATTGGCAGTGCGCACATTTTAGGATTTTAGGCAACGACAAACATGCCCCCTACGGTACTTCAATGCTAGACCCGGCGCGCCGCATTTGGCGCCAGTTGGTGTTGATTGAGGACGCTATGTTGGCTTATCGAGTCGTGCGCGCACCAGAACGGCGCATGTTTAAGATTGACGTGGGGAATATTCCCCCCCAAGATGTTGAACAGTACATGGAAAAAGTCAAGACTTCCCTCAAAAGAAACTCAGTAGTGGATGCCACCTCGGGTCGAGTGGACTTGCGCTATAATCCCTTGTCGGTTGAAGAGGACTACTTCATTCCTATTCGAGGCGGCGTNGGTTCAGACATCACTACGCTTGCTGGGGCCTCACAACTAAATGATATTGACGATGTGAAGTACATTCGCGATAAGCTTTTCTCAGCCATTAAGATTCCGCAGTCCTATCTATCCATGGGCGAAGGCGCCGACGAGGACAAAACAACCCTCGCCCAAAAGGACATTCGATTTGCGCGCACCGTTCAGCGGTTACANCGCGCCTTCTTGTCAGAGTTGGAAAAGATTGCAGTTATTCACTTGTATACTTTGGGATATCGCGGCCCGGATCTAATCTCTTTTAAGCTGACCCTAAATAATCCTTCTAAATTAGCCGAGCTACAAGAGATTGAATATATTCGAACCAAGTTTGATTTGGCCAATAACGTTGTAGAGGGCATGTTTAGTAAGCATTGGATCGCAGAAAACATACTCCGTATGACCGATGAAGAATTCTTGCGTAATCAACGAGAAGCCTTCTACGATAGGAAGTATCAAGCAGCATTGGATGCAGTTACCGAAATGGGAGCCGCAGAAACTGCCGCTGCCGCAGGGTCCCTCGCGACGCCTATGGCTGGGGGCATGGAAGATCTCGCCGCCGGTGAAGGGATGGACGAACTGGGGGGCGACGTCGCCACTCCGGGAGCCGCGGCNCCCGCGCCCGGAGAGAGTGCCGCCGGCGAAGTCCCTGGCGCTGAGGGGGATGACTCATCACTGCTCGCCGCGCCTGCCCGCGTTGAAGATAATCCTACCGACAAGAGTCTTGAACCACAGGCCAAGGGAAAGAAATATCATGCTCGAAAAGAGGACCGGCGAAAAATTAATAAAGATGGACCTACTAAGCGACATATGCGCTCTACTGCGGGTGTTCGGCCTGCGCGCAGGACGCAGCCCTCTCGTAAAGATACGTTCCCAGGATACGAGATCTCGACCGGCCACAAAAATATCAACAAACTTTATGAGGAATATGAACCTATTTATAGAGATGAAGAAGAAACACAACTACTTGAGAATACAAAAGACATTCGTAAATTGATAAGCCAGATGGAACAGAAAGAGGCGGAGATTAAAAAAAGTGAGAAGCAAACACAATAAAAAAAGAAATACGGCCTTCTTATATGAAGTGCTGACGACGGAGCTAACCAAGTCTATCATTGACAAGAACGCTCCTAAAAAAAGATTTGTTTCTACTCTTATCAAAGAAAACTTTGGTAAGGGGATGATCCTCGGCGCCGAGCTACAACACTACCAGGCACTCCTGGAAACTAGCGGCCTCGAAATTTATGTAGCAGAGAAGTTGTTACAAGAAACCAAGCGCGCCTACTCTCAATTAAACAGCAAAAGAATATTTGATTCACAAACTAAGATAATTAATAAAATTAATAAAACCCTCTCCAAAGAAGCGTGGAATACTTTTGTTCCTAATTTTAAATCTCTCGCTACGGTGGACGCCATCTTTAATATTTCAACACCTGTTAAGCAAAGAGTCTTACACGAGGACACCCTTATTAAACTGCTTCAATCGCCTCAAAAATTAGAAGAGAACAAGTTACAACCTATGGATAACATTGTTTATAATTCTTTTGTTAAAAAGTTTAATGAAAAATACGGCACCCTTTTGAAAGAGCAGAAAGATTTATTGGGAAAGTATATTGCTTCGTTTGCCGACAACGGCCTAGAACTTAAACTCTATTTGAATGAAGAGGTGGGTCGCCTTAAAACATCCGTAGAGACGTCTTTAAAGTTAGAAGAGATATACACCGATGAAAATATGGTCGCGAAGACCAAAAAAGTATTGGGCATCCTAGAAGAGTTCAAGGCCGCGGCCCCCACCGCTGAGGTGATAACGCAGGTATTGAAGGTACAGCTACTAGTCCGGGAAATACAGTCTAATGATTAACATTACGATTGGAGGACCACAGGCCAGCGTAGAACTCGCAGCTCGAAAGACGCTTGAAGGAAATCTGCTCATTATGGATCATGATATCATCGATATTGTTCTTCTTCCAGAAAGCTTTAAGGTTGTTACCTTTCCTAAAAGCTCTGCTACGGACGATGTGTATGGCACACAATCACGTTTTTTTGATTTTTTATCTGACAAGGGGGTAATCGATCGCCAAAGTGTGCAGGGTGGTAATATTTTTAGTTCTATTGAGGGTATTATTCCGGAGAGCAAGAACGTCAATCCACTTCAAGCAGCGGTATATGTAATCTCCGAGTTTCTGGAAGACGAAGCGAAGGCCCTCCAATCAGCCCAGAAATATGAAAAAGAGATTGAAAATTACTTTACCGAACCCACCGACCAGGATAGCACTGAGCTTGGGGAGGTACCTCAGTATGCCGAGAAGGGCGCGATGGTACCTGGATATTATTACATTCCGCTTCGCTACAAGATGTAATGGGCGCCCATGTAATAATATGGCCCACGCTTGAAAGCCTGGTGCTTTTTATTTTATGTGCTTACGGTCTTACGCAGCTTCTTTGCTTTTCTAAGATCCTAGACCGAATTAGGCCGAAACATTATTTCTTTTCATGCCCCATGTGCATAGGGTTTTGGGTAGGTATATTTCTCTGGGGCGTTACTAATTATACAGAACTATTTATATTTGATGGCACGAATCTCGTAACGGGATTTTTGCTTGGCTGTTTAAGTTCGGGTACTTCATATGCTTTAAATATGATTATCTGTGACGATGGCATACAAATAGGAAGAGGAGAACGACATGACTAAATGGATGTTACAACCAGTACGACGATGTTGCAAGGGCAGTTGACTACTTTAAAGGAATAATATAATGGCGCGCAGAAAAAATGTAAAACGAATAGATCCAAGATACTTCTTGAATGAAACCGTAAACCGTGGAGAAGAACTAGAAGAGGGTTGCGGGGACCACGAAGAAGCCATGGCAATCGATATTGAAGGGCCCGGAGTGGACCTTCAAGTAAACGATATTAGTGACTTGCCTCCCGAAGAGGCATTTGTTGCCGGCCTAGAGGTGGCAAAGGATGCCATTGATCAGTTGATGGGTGGTCCCGAGGATCTTCCTCCCGAAGGCGAAGGCGCCCTCCAAGAGTTTCTTAAAGAAGATAGGAGCGATCACATCCACGGGATCAGTGAGAAAATTGGGCGCCTGGAAGCTGAGATAGAAAGAGCCGAGGATTCTTTGGAAGAAGCTGAAAGGCTTGCCACAGATCCATATAGTGAAGAAATAACTTTTCAAAACTTGATGGATCTGAGATCCCGGCCGGCCTGGTACGAAACGCAATTACGTATTGGCAATATGAGAGATAAGCTTGGACTTTTGGGACAACAGGCGGCACAACTTGAACTCAGCCCGGGGGGACCTAAAGGTCCAGTTGGTCAACTAGCGAGACCGGAATATTAAAAATGGCCAAAAAACTTCTACGCGAATATTACGAGCTATGCGATGGTGGAGTCTGTCAAGATCTACTCACGGAAGCGGAAAAGAAGTTTGTTGCCGACGGCGGCATGATACTGTCTGGCCTGATGCAAATGGCCGAGACCCAAAATGGCAACGGCCGCGTTTATCCTCAGAAGATTTTAGAACGAGAAGTAAAAAACTATAATAAGATCGTGGAAGACCGGCGCGCCCTTGGCGAACTCGACCATCCGGAGGAGTCGGTCATCAACTTGCGAAATGCCTCACATATGATTACAGAAATCTGGATGGAGGGCCCCGAAGTGAAGGGCAAGATGAAGGTTCTAGAAACCCCTAGCGGCAAGATTCTGCGTTCTCTTGTAGAGTCCGGAGTCTCCATTGGTATCTCTTCTCG